TAATGCAGGCATAACTGTTACTGGTTATATCCAGATGGATGGGACAGAAGGTTCTGCTTCCGCTGGAAATATTTATATAGAAGATAATGGTAAAGCTATATTCGGGAATGGATCAGATCTACAAATCTTCCATGATGGAACCAACTCCATCATTGATAACAATACAGGTTGGTTACAGACACTTAGTGATAATCATGCACTAAAAGATAAAGATGATGGCGACAATATGATTGTTGCTAGACATGACGGAGCCGTAGAACTCTATCATGACGGTTCTTTACAGTGTAAAACTGCTTCGTATGGTTTAGATTTTGCTGATAATAAACGAGCAGATTTTGGTGATGGTAATGATTTACTTATCTATCATGATGGGACGGATTCATACCTAGATAATTCAACAGGAGAATTAGCATTACGAAGTGATACTATTCGTCTAAGAGAAAAAACAGGCAACGAAACATTAGCTGTATTTGAAAGAGATGGGGCTGCAAAACTCTATTACGACAACGCTAAACATTTTGAGACAACTTCAACAGGTGTGTCTTGGGGTACGACTAGGCTACGTTGTGATGACAATGGAATGATTGAACTTGGCACAGGTCAAGATCTTAAAATATACCATGATGGATCTCATAGTTTCATTAAAGATGATGGTACAGGAAATCTTCATATAGATAGTGTTGCAGGTTCTGTAAAAATTAGAACAAATACTAATGAAGATAGTCTTGTATGTAATCAGGACGGAGCCGTAGAACTTTATTATGACAACTCAAAGAAATTTGAAACTAATAGTAATGGCATTCGTATACTAGGCGATAGTCAAATTTGGTTTGATGCTTGGCAAGGTAGGTTAGATAGAAACTGGGATGATTACCCATCCATTACTATTACTCCTAGTACAACTTACGGAAATCAAGGTGAATTTAGGGTTCATGGTCAATCGGGATCTTTAGGAGGATATGGTAGTGGTGCTGATTTCTCAATAGATTTTCGAGTTGATGGTGCTTATCAAACAGGATCAGATAGAAGACGTAAATCTAATATTGAAGATATTACAGGAGCATTAGCTACTGTTAAACAATTAACTGGTAAGAAATTTAATATTATCAACCGACAAGGTGATTTAGATCCAAATAAAAGTACTAAAAAACAGTTTGGACTAATAGCTCAAGAATGTGAAGATATTATTCCAGAAGTTATAACCTTTCATCCTAATGAAAATACACCAAATGAAAATGGTTGGTGTAGTGCTTACGGTTTAGATTATGGTCAACTTACACCTTTACTTATAAACGCAATAAAAGAACTATCCGCAAAGGTAGACACACTAGAAACTAAAGTAGCTGCATTGGAAGCTGCTTAACCGAACTTGTCACGTTGTAGTATTAAACCTATATTTTAGAAACATACATTTTTCTTTATGCCAACCCCACAAGAACGTCTTGTCGCTGAAGAAGCAGATTTAAAAGCTTTAGTTGAAGAATACAATGGTGTTGCTCAATCTCAACAGGAGAAAGCTCAAGCAATCATCAAGAAGCAAGCAAGAGTAGAATTATTAAAAGAACAAGTCGCTGAAAACGACTAAACTATTCCTAAAACATTCGACCAATGGCAATCAACAAAGTTTGGGAAGTGAACACGATGGAACGTGACCTATCTGACGGTCATGTAAACAAGGTGATCTATCGTGTTAAAGCGATTGATGATTCTGATAACACAGAAGCACCTGACTCAAGACAAACAGGTGAGGTGAATTTTACTAAACCTTCTAGTCTGCCTTCTGACTTCGTTGCTTTTGACAAGTTAGACGCCTCCACTTGTATTGGATGGGTGAAAACCGCTTTAGGTTCTGATGGTGTTGCTGCTGTAGAAGCTGCGATTGATAAAGCTCTTACTCCTCCAACAACTGCTGTTGGTAAGCCCTGGTCTTAATGGCAAATCCCTTAGATAAATGGGAAGCAACTCTAAAAGATAAGCAAGCTTATAAGGCCAAGCTTGAAGATGAGTTGAATAAAGTTATCTCAGAGATCCTTCAGTTGAAGGGTGGTATTCAGTATGCAAAAGAACTCGCTGCTGAAGTAACAGATGAAGAGGTAACAGAGGTAGAAGCCCAATAGCCACAATTAGGCTAGTGTGAGTAATAGCTTTTAAGATTGCTTCTCTTACCATGCAAAAAATCCTGAACATTATCAGTGTAATATCTTTCCTTCTTGTGGCAGCTATTACTGGTGGCGGGGTGTTTGGTTATTTTTGGATAACCAATGAAGATAATCAGAAGATGCTTCAAGATAAAGCAATGGAAAAGGTAATGGGTGCCATGAAAATGCCTCGATTATCTGGTGCTGCTCTTCCTACTGGAGCGTTAAGTCCTGCACAGCAAAAGAACGAAAATAAAAAAGCGATTGGATTACCTAGATTTTGATCCCTAAAGTTGAGATCCCTGCTATTGGAGTAGAGCCTGTCAATACTTATGTAATTAATGCACCTGTTGTTAATGCTCCAAACGTACCAGTCAATGTACCAATAGGGTTTCCGATTATTGAAATGCCTTGTGTTAAGGCAAGGCGAAGTATTGAAAATGATGCACTTATAGATAACGATCCAAAAGGCAATATGATCTTATGCCCTGGAGGGGTTCCAGCGTATGAGCCAATGAATTACGATCCGTTGCAATTGGTTCCTATAAAAGATGAAGAACCTCAACGATACGAAGAGCCAGAAATCCCTCCAGCAGCAGAAGTGCCAGAAGCACAGCCAGAAGCTTGCCCTCCCGATGGTGCGCCTGAGATTGGTACAAAAGTAGAAGAAGGTACTAAACAGATTATTAAGTATGAATTGGTCGGGAACCGTTGTGTAACTAGATATAAAAAATTAAATGTTCAACAACAGATAATTGATGCTATTCCGACAGTTCCACAAATTGTAAAAACTGGTTCGATAACTTTGGTGGCGACTAGCGTTGCATTAAGTTCGCCAATTTTATTGAAGGCTGTGAAACCGATACTCCAGCAGGTTATCAAGAAGATCAAAAAGATATTAGGTAAGAAAGTAAAACGCCCAAACTTATCAGAAAGAAGAACTATTTCTTATCGGGAGAAGAGGGGTTTGCCACCTTTAAAGGAGAAGAAATAACGTGTCGATGTGGTAAGACTTGCCCCATTTTAGGTTTAACGACAACATCTTCACAGAGATGAAAGTAAGGAGAATCTGGAGCAAACTCAATTCCGCTTAATTTTAGTTTTCCACATTCACGTAATCTTGCGATGTGCCAATCTAGCTTTTTATTATCAATTAATTGCTGTTGATGTTCTCCTTGTAGTTTTGCATTCTTCAAACAACGCTCTTGAAATCTTCGATCAAGTGGCATAGAAAAAGTTAAACTTGCACCGACATTAAGTGAAAAATTATCCTTCTGTCCTGTACGTGTTCTTTGGTGAAATAAAATGTCCCCTTCATCGCTGTAGACTGGAGAGTCGTACCAGTATTCTCTTGGTTTAGAGAATGAATGTGAGTCTGTAATGAAAGGAGAAAATGTTAGCATTGATCCCTGACAAACAACTCCTCCTCCATATTGGTTTTGTATTAAATTTCCCTGTAATGTCTGGATCGCCATATTAGTTAGCGAAGCTGATGTATTAGCTACTGGTGCTGCTGTTTGTGAAGTATTAGCTAACGCACTTGATCCACTAAATAATATTATTGCGAGAAGACTGAGGTTGTTTCGGTAACACTTTCTAAGACTGTTGTTCGATTGATTGTTGTCATGTTGGATAAACCAGGAGCAATGTAACTTTCTGCGTATTGAAAGGCTTCTCCTGGGTTGGCAATTGTGACGTTTGGTTTGGTTGTTAGATCTGCTCCTGTCCATGTATAACTTACTCCGTTGATTGTTTGACTTGTCTCTGCTGGCGAAGGTGAAAGGGTCGTGCCATCAATAGACAAATTCGTTCCATTGATCGTATAAGTATGCCCAGTGTTAAAGTCAGTAGAGACAATAGTTTCAGTAACATTTTGTGTGGTACGTGTGACTGCGCTCATTGTTCCGCTAGAAAAATTGGGAACGACTGGCACAGCTAGGATCTGAGGAATATTTAATATTAACAACAACGGCAAATAACGCTTCATCTGTTTATATCCATGTAGTGTTTCCACATTAGGAAGTTAAATAAACAGAAGATAAGAACTGCTATTGAGCAAGCAAGAATTGGAACGTGCATTACTTCACCGTCACGCTGGTTACGACAGACCCAATAGCGGAGGTGTTTGCGCCTCCAGCGGTTACCGTTACTACACCAGCCGAAGTAATCGTCCCTGCCAAAGAACCTGCCACACCACCAGACATCGTTAAAACTTCACCGTAAGCTGGCATATCTGCAACTACACCTGAAGTAACATCAACACCTGAACCTATGGCATTTACAGCATCACCTTGATTCCAACTTTCCGAGAATGAAAAAGCTGCACCTGCTGTATTTACGTCATACGCTCCGACATCAAGTGTTGCTGCTGCTGTAGCTGTACCAGCAGTTAATTTTCCAAAGTGAGCATCGTCAGCAACTTTAATATTGGAACCTGAGACTGCGTAAGTACTGCCTATACGGTTGGAATCTGTATAGGCTCCATTAACTGTCAACTGAGTTGAAGTTGTGATGTTATGCGTCATATCTGCACTAACAGGAGACGCTAAAAGGAGTAGTAAGAATAGCTTTTTCATAAATAAGCCTTACTGATTTGTGCTAATAATCCTAATACTGCCAGACCTGCACTAACAACTGCGGCAGCCTGGAATACCCTTTTCTCTAATTGTCTAACCCTATCTTCTAAATCTCCTATTTTTTCTTCTGCTCGTTTGAGTTTCATCTCTGTGCAGACAATACGAGTTTCTTGTCTTGCATCTATAGAAAGATCTTCTCCCATCATGTCAACCTCCCATCAGACCCAATCTCTTTACCAGTAATAGGATCTGTTTTTACAACTTCTGCTCCATTGATCTGGATCGGAGTTAGGACACGAATTGTTTGATAGTTTCCACCACCTTCAGCCATCATTGATTGCATTTCTTTCTTTGTCATTGGCTTGTCTTCTGGAGGAACTTCAAACGTGCCATCACCTTTCTTTTTAGCTGACTTTTCTAAACCGAATGAAGCCAGGCTAGATGCCAGGAGCGAAGCTGGAAATGTAATATCCTGCTTTTCTCCACTTGTCAGGCCAGGGATCTTAGGTAAGTAGTTTAAAGTTACCAGACTGCCACTCCAAAAAACTACTAAAAGCCTGACTGCGACTGAGATGTATTCAAATTGTTCATCACGATCAGGAACTTTGTCTTTAAGTTTTTCGAGTAAATTTTTCTTTTCTGGCTTGGATTCAGGCATAGAAAAATAGAAACAATAGTCTAAGATTACTCCTAAAACGTACAAAATGCCTCAAGAACTACTCGCAGCCTTGATAGGGGCAGCTATTTCTGGATAGCAATGGCTAAAGCCAGGATTAAGGAGTTAGAGATATTGATTAAACATTGGGAAAAGAAAAAGTGAACTGCTGGCACTGTGACACCGAATTGATTTGGGGGAGTGATTCTGATTGTGACCATTTAGAGGATTTTGATTATGTCGCTTTTTTGAGTTGTCCTCAATGTATGTCGGAAGTTGAGGTTTATCACCCTAGACCAAAACAAAACCCCTAGCGTTTTTTAAGAGCCAGGGGTTTTGCTTATACCTAATGCTGATGTTTGATACTTAAGCTTGCAGCCTCCAAGTAGTAGTGTGCTATCTGACTTTAGCCAGATTTATTTTTGTGTTCAATAGGTAAGCTCTCTCAATTTGTCTTCTTTTTTCTAAGCAATGTGAACAAAAACATACAATCGTTTTTTGCTCCATAATCCTGTTAGGTTAAGTATCGGCTTAAACAACAAAACCTCCCTTTAAGTGCAAATCCAGGGAGGTTCTGTCTGGTGTATGGGGATCACCAAGCCAAATGTAGCGGTTATATATAAGATTGTGAAGAGTGAGTCTATTTATGAGAAAACTAGCTAAGCCTTTCTTGCCTCTTCTTTATGCTTTTTTGCGTAGTGAAGCAGGTAAAAAACTGTTACTTGACCTGTTGAAAGCAGCTTCAAAACAGACTACAAATACACTTGATGATCAAGCTGTAAACTTCTTGCAGTCAAGGTTATACCCTAATTCAACTACTACATTGCAATGACTAAATACCAATCAGAATGGTTAGAAGAAGATAGACAGAGAATGTTAAACCTGGAGCGTTGGTATGTTCTTGATGGTCGTCACCTACCTGACAATCCTATGCACGGTGTCTACACTGGATTAGCAGCTAAAGGTAAAGAATTAGATGGAGAACTTAGATGAGCAATTTGTTCTATTAGATCAACTAATGGAACCTCCAACAGTAGAACAAGAGTTAGAGTTAGAGAAGAAAATTTTATGGTTTACAGAAGGGGCTACTAGAGAACAGTTAATAAGACACTGTGAAGCAATAGAAAGAAGTTACTTTGGTCAGTCACAATTTATTGCTAATTGTTTAAAAGAAATAGCAAGATGTAAAGCAAAAATTGCTTGCTTAGAAAACCCTGTTAGACAACCTACATTTAAAAATTGGCTAAGAAAAGTACTTGATTTATGAAGGGACAAATGTTGCGTCAGAACCAGACTTACCCCATTTAACTTCGCTGCTTTTTATAACAACTTCTGGATACTGAAGAGAGTACCAACGGTAATCACAGATAGGACATCTTCTGCGCCTAATAGTGACTCCATCATTATCCCGTTTAGTGCATACAACTCTAGTCCTAAGTTGACCGCACTTAGGGCAAGGACAATAAGTTTGATTCATCTATATCTTTTCCCAGAAGCCTTGCTTTAGCCGTTTGTATGTAATCGTTCCAGTTGTTTTTTTAGGTCGTCCAAGTGCATCAAAATGAGGTAGACCATTAGTTCCGATATAAGGAAATCCATGATACATCACAAATTCGTTGTAATCTTCGGGTTTAGGTGTTTTCATGGTGCTGGAACGAGTATGTGTTGTGCGTGTTCTGATCGTCTCTTATCAGGCCATGTCACTTCGTAGTAATAACAAATTCGATTCCTAGAATTAAACTTCTCCTTAATCTTTGTAATTGTCCCCCTGTTTGATTCTGTTCTTAGGAAGACTCCTGTATTTCTTTTTTTGTTGACTTGATCATTCAGTTTGTATTTCGGTGAGGGCATTTTTTTGTAAGTAAATTTCGACTAATTTTTTTTTGCTGCAATGAGCATTTGACTCGGCTAATGATCTTAACTCTCTACTTGGAAGGTCTAAAAGAAACCTTTTAAATCCGTCATACGGTTTAGGACTTTTATAAACAAAACCTGATCCAAGCCAGTCAAGAAGATTCATGTCACAATTCTTTTTTCCAAAGAATACTGGCTTCAGGATTATTTTCCTTAGCCTTTTGATAAGCTTCTTCTTTTGAGTATCCCCAATACTTCATATTGCGTCCTTGCATCTTTGGTTTACAGACCCAAAACACATGCAACTTTGCAGCAGGAGGAACGCTGTTAGATGAAACAATAGAGTGATAGGTCATGCACTTAAGAAGGATCTAAACGTCTTGCTTTTAGCAATGTATGGGCATCCTTCTCCAACCTGGATTTCGATTGCCTTTTCTGGCTCTTTGGCCTTGATAATGCGTAGCGCACTTTCTTTACTGCCAGCAAGGATGTTGCCCCTACAAATCCGCTGATTAGTAAGGGTAAGTTCGTAGGGGTAAACTCTGGTGACAGAGTGGATCTGATCTCCT